TATCTAGATAGAGATTCGTAAGATAGACGTCCGTTCCGTAGAGGGTAGTCGCCGAGAAGTTTACCACATCCGCTGTTTCTATAAATGCTGTATCCCCCTGGAGGGTTGTCACGGACAAGTTTACCGCGTCTACCGTGTCCAAAAAAACAGTCGTTAAGGAAACATTTTCGGCACTGAAATTGGTAACAGTCATGTTTGTCGCCTCGGTATGCTCTACATAGGCTATGTCAAGCGTAGCCTCCGAAACCTGAAGGGTGGTCACGGACAAGTTTACCGCGTCTGCCGTGTCCAAAAAAACAGTCGTTAAGGATGCATTTGTAGCACTGAAATTGGTAACGGTCATATTGGTCGCCTCGGTATGCTCTAGATAAGCGGTGGTCAGCGTAGCCTCCGAAGCCTGGAGTGTGGTCACGGACAAGTTTACCGCGTCCGCATTGTCTAAAAATGCGTATGACAAGGATGCATTTGTAGCACTGAAATTTGTAACGGTCATGTTTGTCGCATCGGTATGTTCTAGATAGGTAAAAGTCAGATAAGAGGTACTCGCATTGAGATTCTCCGCCGACAAGTTGATTACATCCGCTGTATTTAGGTACGCAATAAATAGCGATGCATTTGTAGCACTTAGATTTTCTATAGAGGAATTGATTGTATCTAGATTTTGTATGAGTCCAACCGAGGCCGTCAGTAAAGTAGACGAAATATTTAATCCACCAGATTTATCACCTAGGATAAGCGTACCTGAAGAGTTTATAGAAGAGGTATTGATTCCATTATAGAAAGTACTCATATATATAAAGTAAGATTTAATCTATTCGTAAAAAAAAATCTAGAACTATCAGTATAATGTGGAAAGCTCCTATTTACCGAACAAGTTACAAAAAAAGGTACGGCTCGCGATGTTTTTTAAGACCTCGTACAAGGACCTATCCTATTTGTACAAACGGACAGATAGATTGCAAAGGTCTTAGAGCAGCTTCGTATTATATTCGTTTACATAAAGTGAAGTCCTTGACCCGAAAAGTCTTGTCCTTACAAAAGAATTATTGTCAGAAGTTAAAGAGACGTTACTAGTATCCGATAGATGAGGACACTTTATCTGTACGTTGCTGACAATAATCTTCGCAATCTTTACCTTGATGCAGCTTATACGATGAACCTGCAGTTAGAACAGAATCCCTATTCCGATTCTGGGTTTGACTTGTTTCTTCCACAAGATTATTCCGTCGTACAAGGTGTCTGTAAAATAGATTACAACATCAAGGCAGCCATGTATGAAAATGGAGTTCCTCATGCGTTTTGCATCTATCCTCGTTCCAGTATTTATAAGACTCCTCTCCGTATGACCAATAGTGTCGGTATCATTGACCGAGGATATCGTGGAAATCTAATGTCTATCTTTGATGCTTCGGATGAAGTCAATTTGAAAAAGGGCAATCGTCTCACTCAGATTTGTTCACCTCTATTGGACCCCTTCCGGGTTGTGGTGGTAGAGTCTATGGATGAATTGGGCTATACAGAACGTGGAGACGGTGGATTTGGTTCTACGGGAGTATAAGTATATCCATAAAAGTATAAAACTATAAAATTGACAAGACTCTTATCCTATGAGTCTAGGTAGTACGATGGCCAAAATTCTATGTGTAGAAGGAAATATTGGCTCCGGCAAATCTACCTTTATGGCCAAGCTGAAGAAAGCCTTTCAACACAGAGAAGATATTTGTTTCTTGGATGAACCGGTAGATGCATGGAACGACTTTAAAGACAAGGACGGCAGTATCCTGGAACATTACTACAAGGACCAAAAATCTTGGGGATTTTCCTTTCAAATGCTTGCTTATATTTCCAGACTCTCTATTTTAAGAAAGGCTCTGGCGTGTCCAACCTTCAAGTTCATTATTACTGAACGAAGCCTCTTTACCGATAAGTATGTCTTTTGTCAAATGCTTTACGAAAATGGAGTGATTCATCCTATTCAGTATCAAATTTATCGTGCATGGTTTGATGAATTTCTTACAGAAAATGAATACCAATTTATCTATTTGAGAACAAATCCGGAAGTGGCGTTGGAAAGGGTGAATCGGAGAAACCGAAAGGGCGAAACCATTCCACTTGACTATTTGGAATCATGTCATCAGTATCATGAACGATGGTTATCCGATGCACTTACGTTTCAAGCAAATGTAGGCGAACCGGAGACAAGTCAATGGATTTCCATTCTTCAAGAGACGTTTCATTTATAATTTGTAATTTGTAATTGTAAAAATTTATCCGATAGGTTTGTCCGATAAATTTTTATTTTCCTATTATAACCCCATGATTAAAGTATTTGATACATTTGGTGATGTGATTCAGCACATCAAACCCTTCTTTGCCCGGATGAAACCGACTGCAGTTCGTTATGAAAAAAAGGTGGAAGGTATCCCTGTCCAACTTCCCGAGTTTTCCAAAATAAAATTATGGAACATCAGTGAAAAGGCATGTGAGGAAACGATACGTTATATATTCGCCATTTCTCATCAATGTTATTTGCTGGCTATCGTAGAATCTTCTCCTATTCTTATCAAAATTGTACCTCCTTTACAGCGCCCTTATCAAGAAGAATTAGAACGTGCTTTTAGAAATCTGAAACGAAACCCTCATCTTACCGACAAGCAACGTACACGTATTCAGAAAATGGAACCTACGAGAATTATGCAATGTGTGGTCAAGGAACGAGTACGAGAAGAAACAGAAATAGATACCAACGAGTACTTGGACGTGTTCTCCAAGATGAAATTGCCGGATGGTTTCTTCATTTTAAACTTGACAGACGCCATTATTGTTCGGGCAGACCAAACCTATCCCTTTCAAATGGTGACGGGTCAAAGACCTCTTCCTCATCCTCCAGCGATGCTTCCCATTCTTTCCATGTCAGGTCAGAAAGGCTATCTGGACATTCCGATTCCCAATTACGACGAAATAGATTGGGTGTATCAAAAGGAAGGAAAAGATATTTATGCAAATTTTGTCACGGATTGGGACAAGAAGACGATAGCAAAAGCAGTCTTTCGCGGAGGCCCCACTGGTTGTGGGTATACAGAGGAGACCAACATGCGTATTCGTTTGCTTCTCATGTCTCAATTGCCCGCTCTAAGTCCTCTCTTAGATGTTGGTATTACGGGAAAAGGGAAGACCATTGATACTCAATCCGTAAGATTTGACCCGGTGTATGGAATCGGGATGTTGAACACGGGACTCGCTCCCACCGATAAGTTTTTGACCATGGCGGAGCAGAGTCAATACAAATTTATCGTTCATATAGATGGAAACGTCAATGCATATCGTATGTTGTATACCATGACGACGGGGTCTGTGATTTTACGTGTGTCGAGTGACTATACTTCCTGGGCGGAACAATATCTGGTTCCGAATGAACACTATATCTCCATTGCATCGGATTTGTCAAATCTAAAACTCAAGCTGGAATGGTGTTTACTCAACCCTGCAAAATGCAAGGAAATATCGGAAAAGGCTCAGCATTTAGCACGAACCTTACTCAGTCGTGAGTTTTTGGACAATTACTTCAAAATGGTCTTTTCCACGTTCTCGGGTAAAAGTGTGGAACAATCCTACAAGGATTACAAACGGAATCGTAAAAAGGTCGTGATTGAACGACTACCTGCTGTTGACGTTGGTATACGAAACGCTCGTGTCGCAATGATTGTACCTCATCGTAATCGGATAGAACATCTCCAAGAGTTATTGACACGAATGTCTGCCTATGATTTAAAAGGTAATGTCCTGGATATTTTTGTAATAGACCAAAACAATTCTGAAAAATTCAATCGCGGCTTGTTGTTGAACATTGGATTTTATTTGACATCCAAGATGAACTATGACCGTTATTTGTTTCATGACGTTGATTCATATCCAGACGATGTGTTGTTACCGCAATACTTTCAATTCTTAGAAGACACTGTTCATTTTGCTTCTCCTGAACTCGGATACAAATACGATTACGAGGATTTCTTAGGAGGTGTAGAGGGGTTTACCGAACAAGACTATCGTGCGATTAACGGCTATCCTAACAACTTTCTTGGGTGGGGGGGTGAAGACGACGCTTTGTATGACCGTTTAGCTGCAGAAAAGATTACCGTCTTTCGTCCTACCAAAGGTAAGTACCTCTTGGCTGACCACGCCAAACCCAAGGAGGATGAGAAAAATCACTTCAAGTACGAGAACGTATTGGAAGACTTGAAAAACTACAAGAACAATGGAATCAAACAAATACCAGACTATTCTATTCAAGTGACTCCTTTTTCCATAGATGACTTTATCTCATCGTATCAATTGGAAAAGCCGAATCCTGTTCCTGTGAAGGTGGAACTGTCTCAGTTTGAAGTAGACCCTAAAAGGGGGTCCATGAATGCCTATGCCTTCAAGGTACAATATACTCTTCTGAAAAACAAGACCTTGATGCCTTCGGTCAAACAAACCGAAAAGGAAAAGGAGAAAGAAAAGGAGATAGAAAAGGCCTTGGACCGAGAGTTGCCCACTGTACAAGATACCTTGGAGTATATCCCCTCCCTGATGAACGTTTCTATTTCCGTACCCTTTGAAAATGCAGGTAAAAACATGGAATCTTATTTTATTTCTTATTCGGAAGAGAATCTGGAAGGTCGTTGTTGGAAAGAAGGCTATGTAAGAAAAGGTTCTTCCAGGGTCATTTCGTATACGGCAGGCTTGTTGGAGGGTACTTCCATCGGATATCATGTACTGTATCTAGTAGAAGTGTGTTATCCGTATGAATCCATGGAAGTAGACTGCACCATTCAAGCCATTCATAAAGTGGGTATTCAAGCCATCATTCGGGAAACCTACAATCCGATGGTGTTGTATATTACCCGTGAACATAATGAAAAAATAAACATGGAAGAGTATAAAATAGGACAACCGATTAGAGCAAGAGTATTAGGTCATCGTTACGAACCAGGCGACCCAAATTTAGTCGTCATGGCGGAAATGGTGTAGTCGTTTCTCTCGTGCCGCTGCATAGTCTATCATTGGTTTTGGATAAATTGGAGTATGATGTTTGTCCCATTGATGAATGTGTTTGGGTGCAACGTCCTTCAATTCTGGAATCCATTTCTTGATATACTCGGCGTTTTTGTCAAATTTTGCACTTTGTAACCATGGATTGAAAATCCGTTGACTATAGGGGGCTCGGTCCACCCCCGTTCCAGCCACCCACTGCCAGTTCCCGTTGTTGACACACGGGTCATAGTCTATCAAATGAGTTGCATAGTAGGTTTCTCCTTGCCGCCAGTCTATCCCGAGGAGACGGGTCAGAAAATTGGCCGTGATGAGGCGTCCGCGATTGTGCATGTAACCGGTTTGATTGAGTTGTCTCATGGCGGCATCTACGACTGGAAACCCCGTTTCACCTTTGCACCATTTTTCAAATGCGGGTTTAGAATTGGTCCACGTGAGCGATGCTTTGAAATCGGCACGGTTGTCCAATACCTTTGGATAATAACAAGCAATGTAATAATAGAATTCTCTCCACAAGAGTTGATTACGAAACTCTTGCGAAGTGTTTGCCCAATAGGCTTCACGAATGCTGATACATCCAAATTTTAGGTACGGAGACATTTCCGTCGTGGGTGTAAAGTTATCATGCTGATAATGAAAGACGAGTCGTTTTAGGCCTTCCTTACGTCCTCCTTGAAAGTAGGATTCGTTCGTTTCATACGTGGGTACGTAATATTTTCCTTTCGGCGCTTTCATCGTTGCAAATTCTATAGGTATGATGTTTGGTTTGAGAGGGTGATGTTTGGCTGCCGCATTCCTGAAAGGTGTATAGACCACATACGGCATCTTGTCGGGTTTCAAAAAGGTTCCCATGGGAGCCAGCAAATAATCTTCCGCCGTAATACATTCTATTCCTTTACTGAGACAATACTCTAGAATAGGTTCATCCCGACGACGAGCATAAGGAGTATAATCTAAATTAAATCCTAGTTTCGCGATATCTAACGTTTTTAGAATATCCAACGTGTCTCCGTAGAAAAAATAGAGGTCTGAATGTTTCGCCTGTAATTCTTTTTTGAGTTCGTACAAGGATTCGCACATAAACTGAAATCCGCGTGGCGAGTAAAATGGGTTCTGTGTCTCTTTGATTTGATACGGTGTAAACACAAAGATACACGTGACGGGTCCATGACGAGACAACTCGTTCAATGCTAGATTGTCTTGCAAACGAAAGTCGCGATGAAATAAAAAGACATTCATCTCTATATAATGTGACGTCTATTTTAAATCATTACAACCTAACCATTTAGAAATGGTCTAAAAGCATAAAGCATAAAGCGTAAAGCGTAAAGCGTAAAGCGTAAAGCATAAAGCGTAAAACTTCTAGAAAAATAGTCTACTTTAGTATACGATGGATTTATCAAGAATTCAACTGATTCAAGAAAGTACCTTGGGTGACCTAAAAAATCCAGCCTATTTGGAAGAATTAATGGTTCGGTTAGGATTCAATAGTGAAATTTTAAGGGAGCAACCTCAAATCGTCAAAGACAACGGGGGCGGACTATTGATATGGCAATATCCAAATCAATTTTCAAAGTATTTGGTGTTGTTGAGTGAACAAAACATACACTCTTATATTGAAATCGGATGTCGCTGGGGAGGAACCTTTGTACTCACACATGAGTATTTGAAACGATTTAATCGTATGGATAAAAGTGTAGCGGTAGACATCATAGACTCACCTGTACTGGAGTATTGTTTGACCACGGAAGAGACCTCTTTTTTGAAAATGAATAGTCACAGTCCTGACTTTATGCATTATATGAATACCCAGTCCTTCGACCTGGTTTTTATAGATGGAGACCATAGTTATCATGGAGTAAAAATAGATTATGAAATTAGCAAAAACAGCGGTAATATATTTGTATTTCATGATATCCAAAATGATGTATGTCCTGGAGTTGTTCAATTTTGGAAGGAATTAAAAGAACGCGAAGCCGAGGTGTATGATTTTTATGAATTTGTAGAACAATATCCAGACGTATGGAAGGAGACTCAACAAACCTTTTTAGGAATAGGTGTCGCCATTCGAAAACAAGAGATTAAATAGACTCCAGTTGAATTCTTTTTATTTTTCTAAGCCTTTCTAGTTCCATCTTCACAAAACTTTTCACATAATACAATACTTCATGCAGCTGTGAAGAGACCGTTTTTTCATGTAATCGTTTGGACGCTTCTTTGGACAACATAGAGCCTTTGGTATGACAGCGAACACAGCATCCAGATTGGTCCCGAATGTCATCCGGTTTCATTATTTTAGTTACAGTAAACTGGTCGACTCGTTCAATCAATGCCGTCAATTCACAACGATAGGAAGGACATTCACAACGTATTACATCATATTCCCACCAATCTAAGATTTCAGGCCAAGGAACCGACCTACGATACAGTTCAGACAAATAAAGGAAAATGACCTTTCTTTGATGCAATGGAATGTCAGCACTGAACACGGCAGGTATGTTATTAAGTTCTTCTTCTAATCTTGCGTACAATTCCTCCACCGTATACTTCTTGATGTCGTTTAGCGAAGGGTCGTCGTACATGAGAATTTCTTCACGTGTAACCACTTCTGCAATGATATCCTCTGTAATCGCTTCACACATCTTTCTATCTCTATCTATCACGTTTGGTTTATGTTCAATTTTATAAATTTATTTAAAATAAATCGTGGAAGGATATATATGTCTGTTCTATCACAACTTCCTATACCCCATGAAATGCAGGAACTGGTGAAACAATTTGCATATTGTTCTAAAACCGAATACCAACAACGGAAACTACACAAATTACTGATAAGACAATTCAAACTGTGCGAACGGATAGACTGGGGTATAAATAATTTATTTTACGAGTATTTTTATTATAAAATGGAAAATTTTAGCTGTTGTTTCTATGACAAAGCTCCGTGTATTTTGCAAGAAATCACATTCATGTCTGCGATTTTTTGTAGGGAATGTCATCAATATGTCTCGTCGCATTCCGATGTACCCGAATCTATTATATGTCAATGTATACCTGATTTAGTGGATGGACCTTTGGCGATTGATTAAAAACAGACGGATAAAATGAGGTCCATCTTGTTCAGTTTATTGATTTCGTATGAAAAATAGAGATGGGTCAATTGACACCGAAAGCACAGCATATGAATGTTATGAATCAATTCAACTTCACGCCCCTTTTCTCCTAGTGGATAAGGAATATGTATGGCGAACATGTTATAGTCTTTGGTATTGAGTTCATTCGTTTCTAGTTCTAAAAAGACGTTGCATTTCTTCAAAATAGGCAAGAGTGAAGGATTCTTATTCTTTTGATGAAACTGATTCAACGCATGGACTTTTTTCCAAAAGGTCATGGGGAATCTATGCCTAAAGAACTGTTCTTTCAGGTCGTCTGAATTGCATATCGTTTGAAGGTCTTCTATCGTGGGTTGAAAGACTTCTAAGTAAAATTGGAGCCAATTTCCTGCGTACAAATGGGAAAAAGACCAATCCTTTGTCATGGAATGAATCCCAGCAAAACTCTTTATTTCTTTCCATAATTCATGTGGAAACTGCATCTATAATGCAAATAGATTTTTTTATACGACGATGGTTATTTCTTCAGTATCTAACCGTAGTAAAGGTTCCTTACGTGACATATATCCCGCGTCTTTTTTATATTGAACATCTAACTGGTCTATCCAATTCTGGGGTCTACGTTTGCAACAGCATAATCTACAAAAAAAATCTTTCATAGACATACACTTTCTATTGTATATAAG